CGCCAGTCACATTGATGATCGCGAGATTCGGCCCGGCGCCGTCGATGATTAGGCACGACCGCTGCACCAGCGCCAGGTCCCAGACCAGCCCGGACGGGCACAGGAACGTCCCCGCCGGCAGATAGCCGCGCCGGCCGCTGCTGGTCAGCGCCGCATACCAGGCGTTCATCGCCGTGGTGTCGTCGGCGATGCCGTTGCCCACTGCGCCAAACATATAAGGAGTCAGCGGTAGCGCGCTGGTCGTCGCGCCCACCGACAGCAGGTTCACCGCCGTGTTCAGGCTGCCTGCTTCCACCACCGGCTGCATGACTGGCGGAATACCCAGCGCGGTCAAGGCAAGCGCCGTGCTCGCCGCTTCCAGCGCCGGCTGCATCGCCGCCGAAATGCCCAGCGCGGTCAGCGCCTGCGCCAGACTCGTTGCCCCGACCACCGGCTGCATGACCGCCGGTATGCCCAGCGCGGTCAGCGCCTGCGCCAGACTCGTTGCCCCGACCACCGGCTGCATGACCGCCGGTATGCCCAGCGCGGTCAAGGCAAGCGCCGTGCTCGCCGCTCCCAGCGTCGGCTGCATCGCCGGCGAAATGCCCAGTGCGGTCAGCGCCTGCGCCAGACTCGTTGCCCCGACCACCGGCTGCATCGCCGTCGGTATGCCGAACGCGGTCAGCGCCTCCGCCAGGCTCGTTGCCCCGACCACTGGCTGCATGACCGCCGGTATGCCCAGTGCCGTCAAAGCAAGCGCCGTGCTCGACGCTTCCAGCACCGGCTGTATTGCCGCCGAAATGCCCAGCGCGGTCAGCGCCTGTGCCAGACTCATTGTCCCCAGCACCGGCGGCGTCACCGGCGGAATGCCCGGCGCCGTCAAGGTAACCGGCGTGCCAAACCCCGCCGAGGGAACCGCCTGGGCCTGATCGGTCGGCAGCACGCAATCAACGTGGACCCTGAACCGATAATCGCTGACCATCCCATCCGAGCGGGTCGCGGTCAGCAGCAGCGTATAGCAGCGCCCCGGCTGCCCCTCGGACAGCGTGAAGCTGACCAAACCCGACGCGAACCCCAGCCCCGAGACCGTCAGCTCCCCCGAACCGGACGGCGCGGCGGCCAGAGACAGTCCGGTCAGCAGCGCCGCGTCCACCGGATCGATGACGCGCTGGTAGTGTCGCACATCGACCGGAAGTTTCGGCGCCAGCCAGACCGGCTCGGCGCTGACCGGAACGCCGCGAAGTGAGCCGTCCATCCTACCACCTCACGATGCACAGACCGCCGGCACCGGCTGCGCCGGGATACGCCGTCATCCCGCTCACCCCGGTACCGGCACCAGACGCGCCGCCCCCCGGAAACCGGCCGGCATTGCCCGCGGTGCCCGAGTTGAGGATGCCGCCGGATAGCGGCCCATCGCCACCGTAGCCGCCGAGGTTGAAGACCAGGCCGCCCTGATTGGCGACCCCGGCCCCGCCGTCGCCGCCATAAAGATTGATGTCGCCGCCCGAACCCTGACCGGCGAGGTTGCCGAGGGACGGTGCCGACACGGTTCCCAAAGGGTTGATTACCCCGCCCGTCGCCGACAGAATGGTTGTCCCCCCAACCGCGAACGAGGAGGCACCGCCGGCGCCAGGTGAAACACCAGTGGCACCGGCGGTGCCTCCCGCTCCTATCGTGATTGCCGCGACCTCTCCAGGCGTCAGCCCGCTGATCCGCTTGCGCGCGTAACCGCCGCCGGACCCGCCACCGCCGGCCGTTCCGCTGATCGAAGCCCACGAGCCGGAGCCGCCGGCCCAAAGCTCCACCTCGATCGCGCTGACGCCCGTTGGCACAGTGAAGCTGCCCGACGCGGCGAAGGTCTGCACCCCATGCGGGATGCCCGAAATCAGCGCCCTGATCGACGCCAAAACCTGGGTGAAGTTGGTTGCCGTCGTGTCCGCCGTGACGCTCCCGGCGGCCAGGATCGCCATCAGTTCCTCCTGAATCATGTTCAGGAACCAGAAGCGCACCCGCGTCGCGGCCGAGACGCCGGGAACCGCACCGTTGAAATAGCCCGTTGTGCCGGTCAGCGCCGGGGGCGCCGGCAGCGTCGCGGACGCCGTCGGATCAATAATCCGTTGCATGAAAATTCCTGGTCAGGAGAAGACGAAAAACACCGTCGTTTCGGCCGGCGCGTCGTGCGTGATGCGGCAGACCAGCTCGCCCGCGTCGTACGTTTCCAACGGGTCGTCCGCGCTGGAGGAATCGGCGGAAAAATAGAACGTCGTGATCTGTGGCGCGTTGACTTGCCACGCGAAGGCCCAGGCCGAGTCATAGTCCGGCAGATCGCAGGCCATATCGGCCGCGAACGGGCGAAACTCGGTGATCGTGATGGCAAAGCCAAGCGACGCCGCCAGCCCAATGAAATAGCCGGTCGTCAGCGCGCCCCGCGCGCCGAACTTGGCGCACACCGCGGCCTGGCGCTGCTCGATGGAAGGATTGGCCGCGGTGCATGCGTCGGGCAGGCCGAGCGATGCTTCCCACTCGGGCAGCAGATTCTGAGTCGTTGCGGGATTGCCGTCGATCAGCACCTGCGCGGCGGCGGCCGTGCTGCGCGTGTAGGTTGGCGCCAGCGCCAGCAGGGTCGCCGACATAACCGACGAAGGATCGCGCCGCCAGATGCGGCCGCGCGGCAGCAGCCGCAGCATGGCCTGCTGATAGTCGGCGTCAACGAAGGCGGGCGGGGCGGGCATCAGACGTAGCTCACCGTTCCCAGGGTGAACAGGTAGCCGACGCTCGACGTGATCGGCCAGGACGACGGCGTGGTGATCGCGAACGACGGCAGCCCGCCGATGGCGCTGATCGCCGAATCGCAGTCGCTCTGCTGGATCGACGTCGTTCCCAGCGGCGAGTCCTTCTGCAGGAAAAGTCCCGCCAGTGCAGCGGACACCTGCGCCTGCTGTGCGATCGAGATCGCCAACAGCCCGGCGATCGTGAATGCCACGGCTTCGGCCTGCGGCGCCACGGCATAAACCAGCGGCGTCACCGGCCGCAGCGGGTAGATCGCGTTGGCGACCGCAAGCTGGTCACCCGTCGCCGCCGTGTCGCGGGTTTCCAGCGTCGCCACGCCGTTCGACCCTTGCGGGAACCCGCCAAACGCTGATTCGGCTGTATCCATCATGAAATAGACGACGACGGTTCCCGGCCCGGCGCCGCTCGGTGCACACCAGGCCCGCGTGACGCCCGTCACCTCCAGCGCCCAGGTCACATAGTCGGCCTGGTTGCCGCCGTGCGGCGGGGCGGCGTAGCTCTCCAGCATGCGGGTACGCAAAGAACTGTCGAGTTCGAGGTCAGCGCCGCCGGTGATCGGGCCCGTCGCCGCACCGGCCGCGTCGATGCCGGCGATGGCAACGCCCAGCGTCAGCGTTGCCCCGCTGTCGGTGTTGCCGTTCGACCCGGCGACAAGGGCGACAACCGTCACCGACACCGTGCCGCTCGGACCAACTGTCGCGTCCGCCAGCGTGGCGAACTGAACGCCGTCGCTGCGCGCACACACCGCGCCGGCCGGCAGATCGGTTACCGCCGGCGGCGTGGCATAGACACCCGGCCACGAGGCGGGACCCGAGGCATAGGTCGGCGCCTCGCGCAGCACCGGCGTCGGCGCCAGCGCGGCCCAGGCTTCCAGATACTCGCCGGTCGCGGTGAACGGTGTCGATTGCAGCGAAATCCAGTCGAGATAGCCGTAATGCAGATACGCCAGACCAGCCTGCACCCAGGCCAGCACGCGCAGCACCGCCCGGCGCAGAAACCCATCGGCGTTTGGCAGGTCCGAGGCAGTGATGTCCTGCATCGCCTGGGTCCGGAGGGCCGTCAAATTTGGCCGGGGAAACGGCATCGGTCAGGATTCCTGCGACCAGGCGTAGTTGAAGATGGTCGGCACACCGTTCGCGGTAATCGTCACGATCGCGCCGATACCGCCCTGGCTGGTAAAAAACGCCTGCGCATCGACCGCCGAGGCGACGCCATCGGTCAGCATCCAGCCGTGGCAGCGGATCACCTCATCGCGCAGCCAGTTGAGCGTGTCCTGAGTCCGCGGCCGGGCAAATGCCTGGTAGATTTTCGAGCCGATCCGGTCGTCCGGTATCGGCGTCAGCGCCGGGTCCTCCAGCGCCGCATAGGTGTCGGCCCACCAGCCGTGCGGATCGTTGTCGAACACGATGTCGCCCGGATCGGCCTGGGCATCGGTGAACATGCTGATCAGCGACGCCGTTTCCAGATCGTGGCCGAGCTCGAGCGCGGGTCCGATCATGTTCAGGTCGCCGGTCCCGGTCACAGGATCCCAGACGATGCGGACATCCCCCATCTCAGGTGCCCGCCGTTGGCGCCACCGTGCCGGCAGCCGAGGTTCCCGTGCCGTGCCTGTGCGACAGCAACCCAACCTGATCGCTGCCGCCATAGTTGCCGATCACCGCGCCCGTGACATGCAGATCGCCGGTGATCAGCATCGGCCGCCCGCCGCAGTTCACGGCCGGGCCGGCCGAGGTCAGCCACACATACGCGCCCCGGCTGTCGTACAGCGCCGAATCGCCTAGGCCGAGACCGCGCAGCCGATAGGTCTGATGCCCGCTGGCGATCGCCACCGCCTTCGAGCGGTCGCCGTCGAGGAACGCCACATGAAGGTCCGCCGCGACCGGCGGCGAGCCAGTGACGCCATAGGCATACAGCAGCGGTATGCCGTCGCGAGTCGACAGTGCGTCGAGTTGCGCCTGCACCGTCTGCACCGATCCGGTATCGTTGACCGCCAGCGTGGTCCTTGCCAGCGCGAACGGCGAGCCGCGCCGGCGCATCAGCGCGTCGATCTGCCGCTCCAGCATGGCGACGCGGGCTTCAAGCATCGCCGACATCAGGCGTGGCCTCCGGAAAAGGGTAAAACAGGCGCCCGATAAATCCGCAAAATGCGGATTTATTTCGTTGACGCCGCCGATGAAATTCCGCAAAATGCGGATGTAGCCGAGGGAATTGACCCCGGCGGATCGAGGAGAAACCCGATGAGCGACCCATCCCCAGGGCAGATCGACCTGCAAGCGATCCTGGCCAAGATCAGGCGAGACACGCAGGAAAGCGACAAGTTCATCGCCGAACAACGCAAGCTGATAGCCGAGGCGGCAAAGCTGGAACGCGACCGCGCGTTTTTGCCATGGAGCGTGGCGGCCACGTTGCTCGGCGCCGGAGCGGCGCTGTTTGCCGCTGGCGCCGGATTTATCAAGCTGATCGGCGGATGACGCCCACCGAACGCCGCGCCGCCCTGCAAGCCATCGGCTGGACCCAACGCGGTCTGGCCGATCGCATTGGCTGGGACGAGGGGACTGTCCGTCGCTGGATGCGGGACGGCGGCGAGGCACCCGCCGATGTGGATGCGTGGCTGGCGCGTCTCGCGGCGTTCCATCAGGCTCACCCGCCGCCAGGCCGCAACCGGCTGGCCGAACGGGCAGGCTGACTCACGGCCCGCTTGTCGAAGGCGGCGCCGGTGATTGCGAAACCTGCGGCGAGCGCGACAGTTCGGCGTCGAACAGGTTCAGCGGGTTCGGGTCCGGCATGAACGCATCCGGCGGCATCAGCACCAGATCGGCATGCGTGCCGGACATATCCTTGCGATAGGTCACCGAACCGATGATCCAGACCGCCCCA